CGGAACTACTTTCCGAAGGCATCTGTGCTGATAGAGTAGAGTGCCTTAATCCATATTTTGCTATGTCTTTTCTAAGACTTTCCCATGCCATCCTCTGTTTGTGTGGCACGATCTCGTCAATCTCTTTTTTGTAGTGGTCTATGGGCAGTAGGCCATCCGCGTATTTGGTCCTCTCGAATCCCTCACACTTGCCCTTCTCCATCGCTATGTTGCAACTGGCTCTCAGCAGGTAGTATTGGAATGCCTCTGACAGTCTGTCCACTAGTTCCCAGGCACCTTTCTCGTTGTATTTCACACCGTTCTTGGCCAGGTAGTGTGCCAGTCCGATGTATCCGATACCAAGTGATCTTCTTTTCTTGGTTGATACTTCGGCGGCCTTCACTGGGTAATCTTGATAGTCTATGATCTGTTCCAGTGCTCTCACTGATAGATCACATAGATTTTCTAATTCGCCCACATCTCCCAACTGTCCCACGTTGATCGCTGACAATATGCAGAGTGCTATCTCGCCCTGGTCATCGTGTATGTCCTGTATAGGAGTTGTGGGTAGTGTTATCTCTTGACAGAGGTTACTCATTGATACCTTGTCCTTGAAACTAGAGTGTGAGTTACAGTGGTCCAGATTCATGATGTAGATACGTCCAGTCTCTGCTCTCTCCTTCAATAGGTCGAAGAACAGGTCCTGTGCCGGCACCTTCTTCTTGGGGATGGTCTTGTCTGCTTCATACTTTAAGTAGAGGTCATCGAACTCTTCTGTGCCGAATGCTTCGTACAGTCCTGGGGCCATGTGTGGAGATATCAAAGTGATATCTTCCTCGTTCATGAATCTCTCGTAGAACAATTTACTAATCTGTATAGAGTAGTCCATACGTCTGACCCTGTTGTCTTCCGTGCCCTTGTTGTTCTTCAACACAAGGATGTCTTCTATCTCTGGATGCCATATCGGGAAGTGTACTGTCGCGTTACCTCCACGCACTCCGTTCTGTGTACAACATCTTACTGTGCTTTCGAATTTCTTTAGGAACGGGATGACTCCTGTGTGTTGGACCTCCCCTCCCCTTATCTTGGAGTTGATTCCTCTGATACGTCCTGCGTTGATTCCTATACCAGCACGTCTGGCAACATATAATCCGATTGCCATGTCCGATGAGAATATACTTGGAAGTGTGTCGTCACTGTCGACCAAGACACATGAAGCGAACTGTCTTATCGGAGTCCTGACACCTGCCATCACCGGTGTTGGAATGTTTATCTTGTGCTGTGATATCGCATCGTAGTATCTCTTCACATACTGCATCCTGGTCTTTTCAGGATAGTCGGCAAATAAAGTTGCGGCGATCATCATGTACATGTCCTGTGGCGTCTCGTACAGTTGTCCTGTTGATCTATCTTGAACTAGATATTTGTCACAGATCTGTCTTAATCCCGCGTATGTGAATTTGAGATCCCTGTCTCTGCGGATCCATGTGTTTAATTTTTTTATTTCTGTCTTGTTGTATTTCTCTACGATGCCTCTGTCGTAAACTCCTAACTTGATGTTTCTCAGTATCAGTTTCAACAACGGAATGTATTCGTACTGACCGTGTGCTTCTTTCCTCACGTCATAGGATAGCAATCTGGCCGCCGCGAACTGGTAGTTGGGTGCTTCCAATGATATCAGATCGTTTGCTGATCTCACTAGAACATTTTGTATGTCCTTGGTGCTCATGCCATCGTAGAACTGTATGTTGGCGTTCATCTCGATCTGAGAACTGGACACGCCAGACAATCCCTCACAGGCCTCCTCGACCACGAAATGGATCTTGTTGATGTCCAGTGGTTCCAGCCTGCCGTCTCTTTTCTGTACTTGGATTGTAGAAGAATTCGTGTTCGGCATTAAGACTTTATAATTTTTTTTCTTGAGTTTCGTTTTAATTGTATCCATATTTATCCTAATCCGTTGTTATCTGAAATCGAAAAAAAATCCTAAACCAGGAAAGGCGTAGTCTTTCTTTGATTTTCTTTATGTGCTTATATTACTACAGACGGATACGGATGTCTATCAGTTTGTGTGGTATTATGTGATGATGGTGGTCTGGTAATCTAAAGTGGCGTCACTACCTGTACTTGTAGTCGTGTACTTCAAGACAACAGTGTTTGTCACTGAACTTCCGTCGGTCTTTTGATCCACGGTCAGATCAACACCAACGTCGCTTCCGCTTTCGGTGAAGGTGTCGTCATAGTTGACACCATTGGTTGAAGCACTGACAATCAGTTCTCCGGTCCTGTCAAGTGTGCCCCTGACTATCTTGTATTTGATCCTAAGTCCCTTACCTGCCAACGCTGGATATTCGTTTATGGTGGCCCCCGATGTTGCGTCTGTCAGTGTAATAGATTTTATCGCTTTTTCCTGTATACCGATTCCTTGTAGTTCCGGTGCGGCGTTGAGTTCCGAACTGCCGTCTGCTCTACGAAGGTCCGATCTCTCGAAGAAGTCCAAAGTAGAAGTACATTCATCGTTGTCAAACTGTAGCACAGGTACTTCTCTGATTGAACCAACACCTTCGAAATTGTTACCAACTGTTGATGCGTACCAGTTACCTGAACTTATTACATTTCTAGTGCCTATTCCTGTGGTGGAACTAGACTGCTTGACATAGATTGCCTGTTGTCCTATTGTGCTCCAACTGTTACCTGTGAACTGTATATCTCTTGGTCCTATTGTCAAACCGTTTGTGGAACCGTCCATGGCCTCACCTAGTATGGCTCCGTAATAGGCAGTGCTGAAATCACAATCATTGAATCTAACGTTGGTAACATCATAACTGAAATCCACTAATCTAGCGAATGCTGTGAACTGGCAATGATTGAAATAGATGTTCGCACAAGGTAGTGCTGTTGTTGATCTAACCGTTACGCCTTTTGATGTTGATACATCTGCTCCTCCTACCGCATACGTTCCTTGGAACCTGCAGTTGTGGAAATATATCTTTGTGGTGTTGTCTATGGACACTCCGCCGTATCCTGATGCGTGTGTGTTCTTGAACGTGATATTTGAGATCTGAATCTGTGTTGGAACAGTCGCTCCTGAATTTCCTATAGCACCATACACGTTGCCGTCGTCGTCTTCTGTGACCGCCACTGCGTTGGCACCCGAGTTTGAAACGATCGTCTTGTCTGGCCCTTCACCAACTAGGTGTGCGTATGGTGGGATTGTCAGTGCCGATGTGATAAGATACACCCCTGCCGGGAACAATAAAGTTCTTCTTGATCTTGTGTCGTTTTCGTCTGTGTTTGAATACAGTTGGTCCAGTGCCCTCTGGATGGCGGCTGTGTCATCTGTTGAGTTATCTCCCACAGCGCCAAACGCCTTGACTGACACTGTGTCGTCTAATCTCTGTTGTAGTGTCCTCTGGAAGTCAACTCCGGATCCTGTTGTTATTGGGGTAGACTCGCCCAGGTATCCCTTGTAGACGTAATTTAATGCTGTCGTGAAACTGCTGGATCCCGACGTCACGATCTCTGTGTTGCCCACCGCCGGTGCACCGTCGGCTATAGTTCCATTACCTATGAAAAGTCTCTGTTCGTCAATGACCCAGCCCAGTTCTCCCGCGGCTAATTGCGGTAGATCCGTTCGTTTTCCACGTCTGTGCTGTATTCTTGAAATCTGTACTATCGGCATATACTGTTATTTAGTATATTTTTGATATGCGTTTATTGTAGTTTTTTTTTGATCTTTTGCGCCAACTCTTTGTGGGCTTCAGTGTTGACGTGGCCGCCTATGCAGAAGTATGGGTGTTCCATATTGTCCACCTGTGGGAAATTGATTGTTTTTTCTTTGAGATTTTTAAAAGTGTCCGTTATCATTTTACTATATATTTTTTCCTGTTTCATCATGGATTGTATTTCATTAAATGTTCCGTTGTTTATAATCCACCAATCAACAGTGTTATGGTGTGATTTCACATAGGCAATGAGTGTAAGGACACAATTATACCACAGAAGCAAGTTACTTTCTTGTGTGCTGTGGGACAATCTGAACTTGTAGTACCCCATATATTCTTCCCCAATTTCACTATCAGAGATAAAGTCTACCCATTTGTTGTTCACGTACTCACACCAACGTTCTATCCCGGTTGGCTGAATAAAAATTATGCTTTTTTGATCAGTATTTTCAAGGTAATGTATTACACGCCGTTGAATGGACTGCATACTTGATCCACTGACGCCGTGGTTGATTCCCCCCAGCAGACCCGCATAGGAATATTGTCGCTCCTCTTCACGAAGTTTTTTTTGATCCACATGATTTAATGTGGGGCGTTGACGTTCATGAGCGGGTAATTTTATCCACTCTCGGAAATTTTTATACCTTGGGTAGTTACCAACATATTTCCAGTCTACTAATTCGTCCCCGGCCGTGAAACTATCGCCAAAAAAATGTAGAGGGTACTGTGTCATAATATCTTTTTATAGTACTCTTCGAGCTTGGCGTACCATTTGCCACACCACTTGTCATAATCATCTATCTCGAATGTTTGATATTCATTGTTCTGTGTGCATATAAAGATACGTCCGGTCTGGATGTCCGTGTCATAGGTCTTGTTGTGTGCCTCCGCATAGGCCACTAACTGCAGGAAGTAGTCTTCCACCCATTCCTTTTTCTTCAATCTGCGTGACTGCTTGAAGTCCATTATGGCTGGTGCGCCTTTAAACACTCCCACCAGATCCGTGGTCCCCGCGTACAGTTCTGGGTAGTATAGTGAAACCTCTGACCCCCACACCTCAGTGACATCTGTCAATCCGTTGTCTATGATGACATTGGCCATTGCGTGTGCCTTCTGCTGTATTAGATTGGATCCTGGAGTCCTGTCCTCACCTTTCACGTGTCGCTCTAGGCTACGGTGCATCACCGTTCCTATGTTGGCGCTCTCTGTTGAGATCCGCTGTGCCTCCTGTTCACCCACACGCTTACGCCACTCCATGAGATGCGTCATGTCCTTGGTGGCGCTTAACACCGTGGTCACGCTGGGCACTTGCCTGCCGTCTGGAGTCTCGTAGTGCCTCTTGCGATCCTTGGTCACCCTTGCGAGCTCGCCGTAGGGGAAACGTTGATTGTAGGTTATGCCCTTGTCCACGAGCACGTCTTTTGGTATTTTCATTGTTATATTGTATATTAATTCAACGATTTTGTCAAAGACTGTTCTAGATCAGGTAATAATTGTCTCCATGTTTTTTTAACATTCCTAAATTGATCCTGTTTGTCATTGTATTTGACGAATGCTTTCTGCAACTCCAGGTACTTCTCTGGTTTGTGCTGGTCCCTTCTCAGTTCCTTTATAATATTATCATAGTTTTGATCAAATTTGTATTTTGACAACTTGTCGGCCACCTGCAGTCTCCATTCACGTGGTGCCATGTTGGGATTGCATATCAGCGGATACCAAACAGTTGCCAACCAAGTGAACCCATATCTTTCGTTCAATTCTCCTCCGCACCAATCCTTCCACCACTTGATGATTTCATCCAGTTGATCTATGTTCAGCAGTTGTATGGCAGGGCTGAGTGTGATGTTACCGTTGTGGCCTAGGTTACTCCTGTAGAATTCTAGGCTTTCCAGGACCTTGTCCCATCGACTTGGGTATCTGATGTATTCTGTCCTTTCACCCAAGCCATCCACGCTGGCCCATATTGTCCATTGCTCTAATTTTGCCAACCACTTTGTCAGCCTTGGATTGGTGTTGGTTAGGTTAGTGACCACGGTCACGGTCTTATTTCCTAGTGTTCCTCGTTGGTCGCAGTACTCAAACAATTCATAGAACTCTGGTATCAGTGTGGGCTCACCACCTATCACATTAAGATGTCTTATATTGCTACTGATGTGTTCGAACATCCTCAATTTGAACTCGTTGTTCTTGTACCATTCTTGTTTCTTTCCTAGTTCGTTGGTCCAGTTATTGACGTTGGCACCTTGTTCTTTGACCCAATGCAACCATTCAGGATCTTGTTCACCGATGTCTTTGGTCTCCATGCCGTGCATGTGGCTGTACATCTGACTACACATCTTGCATTTGAGATTGCATATGTTTCCCAGTTGTATCTGCATCGTAGTAGCGCTCTTTTGATATGTGCCATCGGGTAAAGTATCTTTTATAAACTTATCCATGCCCGTCGTTGATCGTAAACTCTGTGTACCTTGCTCTTCCTGTCTGTAACACCTTTCACAATCTCTGATCTTTTCTCCAGCAATCATCCTCCTACGTATGTCCTTCATGCGATTGCTGTTCCAGTATTCTTCTATACTGTGTTTGCTGGCATCGAACAGGGTGTAGTTGTTATCGGTAGGAAGATCTTGTATGGTGGTACAGCACAGTCGCATCTTACCGTTGGGATGGATATAGTTGTGGTTGAAGGGCTTGTCACAGAAAACTTTGCTCATCATACTTTTCTCATGAATTTAGTTTTGTCATCGAAATGGTATTCCGTGAAGTTTTTGGTGGGCACGCCAAAGTCTTTGAAGAACTTGTGCGTGGCATTTATTTTTTCTGTGACATAAGATTTAAAGCATAGGATGTTTTCATAATGTGCAACAATCTCGTAGTCATCTCCTGGTTCCGTGCCATTGTTGTCAAAAGGTATGGCAATGATGTTATGCTGATTTTCTGCGAGTAGGTCATTGTAATAACTCATGTGTGCTTTGACTTCAGGTGATTGCGATCCCATGGCCAAGAAAATTGTTGGCTTGCCGTATATGTTGTCCTCATGTACAAGACCCAGTCGCAGGGAATTCAACTGATATACTTTACTTTTATAAAACATGTTAGTAATTATAGACTATTTTCGTCTGTTCATCGCGGACCTGGCCATCTTCTTGACGACATCAGTTGAACCCTGGTCGTCGTAGTCCATGGCGGGATCCTTCTCCGCCTCGGCGTCGGTCTTGATTATGATCTTCTCGTTGTCGAAGTCCGCCACCACGTTCTTGAGGTCACCGTCCGCGTCATAGATCCTCTTGAACACGTCGTAGTTGAATGCCGGGTATCCGGTATTGCTCATGATCTGCTTGACCGCGTCCATGCTGATCTCACTTGACTCATCCCGCTCGTCCGCGTCACCCTTCATGTTCATTAATACGTTGATGATCGCTGACTCCAGGTCAGTGTCGCTCTTGTTGAATTCGAAAAATCTCACGGGACTACTTCCCGGCTAGTTTGCTGTAAAGCCTGTTGGAAGCCTCGAACACTTCCTTTGATTCTCTCTGCTCACGGCCTTCTGGTTCCGTGCCACCCGCTTCTGCGTCAGAGGCCCCAAACTCGTCTGTCTCTTCTCCACCCTCGGAGTCCAGTGAGTCTAGGTCTGTGTCCATGTCCGTTGCCATCGTGTCATCTGCGCCCATAGGGTCTGAAACCTCTTCTTCTCCGGTCAATATTCTTACACCGTTGTCTAGCTCTTGTCTAGTTGTCGTCAAAGTGGCTTCCGCCTGTTCAATCGCTGGTTGGATCTTCTGTAGAAATGCGTCCGCCTTGTCGGCGCCCATCTCGTCTCTGATTCTGTCCGCCAACTCCAGCATGCCTTCTGTCTTCATTGATGCTAGGTCTTCCAGGAATGATGTCACCTTGTCCATCATGTCCTTCGCGGCCAATATTAATTCTGATTGCTCTTCAACACCTTCTTTGGTCATTATCTTCTGTACCACTTTCTTCTCTTCTTGGTCCAGTGCCTGACCTTTGTCCAGTTTGGCTTTGGCTGATAGTGCCGTTGTTGCCACCTTGGTCATTGGGTCGTTCATGTTGCCACCGTACTCGGCCAATTTGCGCTCATTGATGGCCTGGTTGATGATGTCCAGCATCATCTGGTTCTTCTGATACTTGTCATCTTTGAGTTCTCTGCCGAAGTGCGTGTTCTGTGTGATCTCGTGGATCTTGGTCCTCACATGGTTGGCGTAGTCCTCCAGTTCCTCCTTGGTGAACTGTGAGAGATCCATGGTCTGGTTGAATCTTGATTCGAATTCTTTAAGCAGTGATTCTGTTGTGATCGGTTTTGTAAGTTCTAAGCTCTTCATACGTGTTTATTTATTATCTATGCGCCGAACGTGTCACTGAAAATCATCTGTATCCTCGACTTGCACTCGTCCGCTAGGCGGTTTGCGACGTCCAATCTGTCCCAGTAGATGTCCTCCATGGCCTCGTCCTTGTTCTTCTGTGCCTCCTTTATCATGCGCTTGGCGTTCTGTATGTCGAACAGTTGTGAGGCGAACTTGGTGTCCAGTTCCATGAGATTGGTGGGCACGTTCTTGCCGTCCGCCAGGTGATGTGCCACCAGTATCGCGGTCTGTTTTAGGTTTATGTCTTCGTGTATGATAGTGGCCTCCAGCATGTCCGCAATGACATATGCGTATCGGGTGCCTGTGAGTTTCTTGGGCACGATGGCTATGTTGCCGATCAGGATGCCCTTGGAGAACTGCTTGGGCAGGTGTCGGAACGGTCTCCGTGCCTCTTCCCGTCGTGCGAGTTCCGCCAACTTGTTTTTGAGGCCGTATGCTTCTATCTGTTTTACCAGTTCTGATCTATTTTTTTGTGTCATTCCGAACGATCCTAATCTGTCTATTTAAAGCGTATTGGACGTCGGTGTCAAGTTTCTTCCTGACGAATATGGCCTTGTCGGCCAGGCGCTTGGCCCTGTCTTGCTGTTCCGGTGGTAATTCACCGCCTCGGAATGATTCTGATCGGTGTTCCAGTATGAATGCCATGTCTTCCTCTGTCACGAAGACCTTTACCTTTGGTGCTATCTGTATGAACATGTGTGTTTGCTGTATATGGCTTGGCTGTTAGCCTGGCATCTTCATCAGGATCACTACCACTGTTGATAGTAGTCCCGCCACCACTGTGCCTGCCGTTGCTATGATGGTCTTGGTTGTTGACTTGTGACTGGTTGACATATCGTCGTTCATCTTGGCCAGTCTCAGTTCGATCGCACTCAGCCTGTCGTGTAGGCCCTTGTACCTCTCCGAACAGAGGTCCACGTGTGCTTCTAGGTTTGTCTTTTCTAAATCTGTTGTACTCATTAATCTTATGTACTCTCTCAACTCCTGTTTGATCTCTCTGATCTCCGCTCCTAAAGCCTGGAATTGTGCCTGTGTCATTGCCTGTGCTAGCCTTAATAAGTTTTGTAGTGTGTGCCTTAATCAAGTATTATTTATCGATTGGACCCGCGTATGAAAAGTACGTGTTTTTGCTCACGGGCGTTATGGTGTCGAAGGTGCTCAGGGGGAATGTCACGGTCTCCTTGCAGAAAGACAGTATGGGCACTTGGTGGAAGTCCTCCGTCAACCGTACTACAGGATCATGTACATCGCCGTAAAGGCCTGATTGCTCTGTGAAGAACTGGAAGTGCCACGTGGTCTGTCGGCCTTCATAGAACGATCCAAACATGTGATTCTTGAGGCTCTGTGTCTCAATCCGCTGTGGTGGCAGTTCCCATGTGATGTTTGCCCTCATTTGTAGCAGTTGTAACATGGTATTGAAGTTGCTGTTCTGGTTGCGGGCGATGCCCAGGCTGTGCTTGTCGTGTATGACCTCTCCGGCCGCTGTCTTGAACGGGAACGCCTGTTTCAGGTTGCCGTTGTCCGTGATGTCGACTAATGTGTGTATTCTGTATTCGTGCATACCGATATTTAAGCCACAAAAAAAGGGCGGAGCCAATTAAGGATCCGCCCTTTGGTATTACTAAAAATTAAGCAAATTTTAGTGTAGTCTTGATTGTAGCCGCAACTGTACCTGATGCAAAGTTAACACCGTCAACTGTGCCTAGGTTAATTAGGTCTTCAACCATAGCCGCCGCAACTGTGCCAGTTACTGTACCGTCTGCTGATTTGTAGTCTGATCCAGCTAGGTCACCTTCCATGATGATGTCCATTTTAGTTCCAGTGTCATAAACCGCACCTGCTAATACGATGTTACCATAACGTGTTACAACGTTTAAGATTGCTTCCATGGCCGCTCTTGAACCGTCTGCGTCAACGTCCCAATCTAAGGCTACCATTGTTATTTCTTTCCCGTAGAATCTATTTTCACCAATGATGTTAGCTACTACCGGATTTACTTTACTTGTTCCTGCTGTGTTTGCCATTTTTAATCCTCCTTTTTATCTGATTTTAATGACTGCGATACCGCTCAGGCATCACGTTAAAAGTATTTATGGGTTTGTTTGGTAAATTATGCTGTAATATTAAGATTTCAGCCACACTTCATCACTTTTGGTGCGAATCTCACATCTATAGCCCAGATTCTTCAAGATCTTCTCCGCCACACGCACCACTTCCGGTCTCTTGGCACGTTTCATCTCTATGTTGATCACAGGAGTGTTCTGGGCGATAGTCTCTTGGGCACCCTTGATTAGCAGATCCTCGTAGCCGTCGACATCTATCTTGATGAAGTCTATGTCAGTCAATTTAAAAGTGTCCAGCATTTTGATCTGTATATTACCTGGAGTGCGATCAAGTTTCTGATGCAGTGGTTGGAGGAACGTAGCAGTGTGCTCTGAATCACCTAGTCCAACTTCGTGTAGCACCGCGTTCCGGTCTGTGGGTATGTTTTTCTTCCAGCACTCTATGAATATAGGATTGGGTTCGAAGCAGTGTACCTGTTCAAAATCCTGCATCAGGCTCCTGGTCCACATGCCCACGTTGGCTCCTGCGTCCACGCAACCACGCCATGATTTTATGTGTTTGTAGGCCTCGCGCCTCAGTTCTGATTGCCCATCACCTGCGTTCTCTATAAAAGTGGGTTCGGTGTGCTGTCCATTGTAGGCCACCCAGAAGTCTCTGCCTGTTGGGTATGTCATTTTTTTCCTTTACATTTTTTACAGTCACAGTCTGGGCAGTCCTGGCATTCGGTACAAGACTTGCCACAGTGCTGTTCACAGCCGCATTGTTCACAGATGTGTTCGATCATCCTTATAGTTCCTTGAATTTCCTGTGTAGGTCCGTATTGGGCAGTTTGGCCTGTAGTTGCTGTTGTAGCCTGTGGAGTGTCTGCAGTTTCAGTCTGGATTCCAACCTGTTGTAGTTGGCCACTGACCTCCTGATGTTCTTAAGGTTGGCATCTGTTATGTTCAAGGCCCGTTCCAGTTGTGTTAGATTCCGGTAGTGCTCCTCCCATGTCCTCATGTACCTACGAAGAGCCATCACTGGTACCGGTTGCCTCTGCCTCATGGCCTGT